TCCCTAGGGTATATACTAACCCCCCTGCATTGACAGGTAATCATATCATATTTTTAAAGATAAATCACTAAGACAAATTGACACACTAAGGAGAAGATGATGGAACATGCAATGAAAGAAGGAAGGACAAGAACACCAGAAGAAAAGATATGGGTTGGTGTAATACAGCAATGTATGGAAGATGCTTTTGGTTTAAGCACGTCAACAAACATAACACCTGGAGAAATAAGACAAGCACAAGATTGGTTTGAAACTACAAGATGTGCTGAAGTTTGTGATCTTGCAGGTACAACACAAGATCATGTTATTGAACTATATAGAAGTTTGCAATATAGATATAATTCTGGTAAGATATCTACAATTAAATTAAGATTTGGAATAAAAAGATTGGAGCAATTACTATGATTGAATTATTTTTAGATTCACCAATGGAGTTACAAGTGTTGCTTCTTGGTATTTTAATACTAATAGGAAAGGAGATGTTTAAATGACATCAAGAATAAAACAAATAGAAGACAAGATAGGTAAGCTATCTAATACTACTAAGATGCCTTCGTATTCGTGGGGTATACCTACAGAGTATTGTAAGACAGGAAGTAAGTTGGCAAAGATACCTGGCACTATCTGTAACAAATGTTATGCAGACAAGGGCTTTTATAAGATGCCTGTTGTTAATGCTATGTATCAGAAAAGATATGATGCTATAGAAATGAATGAGTGGGTAGATGATATGTCAGATCTAATTACAGATAAGTATAAAAAGCTAACAAAATCAAGGCTTTACCACAGATGGTTTGACTCTGGAGATATACAATCTTACTCACATCTAATGAAAATCTTTGAAGTTTGTGAGAATACACCTCACATCAAACACTGGATAGCTACAAGAGAATATTCTATTGTAGATAAAGTTGATGAGAAAGATGTACCAGATAATTTATGTTTGCGTGTATCAGCTATTAAAGTTGATGGGGCTATACCTAAGTTCTGGAAGTGGACATCTGGTGTGCATAAAGACAAACGACACAAAGGTAGAGAGTGTCCTGCGTACAAGCAAGATGGACAATGTAAAGATTGTCGTGCTTGTTGGGATCGTAAAGTTAAACAAGTAAGTTACAAGGAGCATTAATATGGCAGATAAATGTACAGGTTGGGCAATAGTCACAACAACAGAAAGACCAGATGGCACTTGGTATACAGAAACTATAGCAGATGTAGATAAACAAACAGCATCTTATGTTGATGATTTTTTAACCGAGTACTATGAAGATAAGGAGAAAAGTAAACATGATTAATATAAAGAATATTGCAGATGAATATTTAGAAGGTAGATATTTTTCTGATGAAACAGCAGTTAATGTTGACTATCAAAATGGTAAAATAAATGTTGTTGCATATTGTATATGTAAAGAAACAGCAAAAGATATGGCAAGAGGTTTAAATTTATTAGATAAACTAGAAGCAGATGGAGTAGAGTTAAAAAAATGACACCAAGTGAGTTATCCCATAAGATATCTTCTATTCTTGAGAAAGAATTAGATGGTAAAGTATTCGAACACGAGACATACGTTAATGGTATGGGCTGTCAGTTTCGTTTTTATTTAAAAGATAAGTCATTCGTTGTTGACTTATGGGATGAAGATGTGGTAAAAGAATTTAATAAATGATAACACGGAGTAAAAAAAATATGAAACAATATACATTTATAAGAACTGGTGGAGATAAAAAACATATCGAAGCTATGAGTTTAAAGAAAGCCATAAAAAAATATGATGGCAAACCAAACGATCATGACAATCATGCACTAATTGTTTGGACAAGTAAGAAGGGTAACATAAGCAATCAAATGCTTAAACTACCATACAAATCTAGAAAAGAAAGAAAGGGAAAACTATGATTAGATTTATAGAAGTAACAAAGAAGCATATAGAAAATGGTATTCGAGGTGATGAATGTAAATGTGCTATCGCTTTAGCTTTACAAGATGAATATAAAACTTCAGATGTTTCAGTGCAGGTGGAAGATGAACCTATGCTATTTATTGGTGACAAAATTTTAGAGATAGCAACATCTCAAATGGCTGATGATATAGATTTTTTTATAAGAGATTTTGATTTTAATAATGAAGTTAATCCATTTACAATTCAAATATATGAAAGGGCAGGTGCATGAGAACAAGATATGGAGAACGTATAAAACAAATATTAGATAATCATTACGAATGGTGTAAAGCAAATGGCAGAGACACATCATGGTATGGTGAATATAAACGAGTAACTACGAGGAAAAAGAATGATCAAAAGAATACACGTTAATCAACACAAGATAAGACATAATCTTAAACATGGAACTAAAGATCCTGTCATAACTGTCAAGACATCTAAGTCTAATCAGTATGGACATGAAGTTATTATACATGGTATGGCTAAAGTTATTTATAGTCCAGACAAACCATTATCTTGTGGTGCAAAAGTTTGGATTGAGACAGAGTCTGAAGTGGAGGTAAAAGATGTTTGTGTGGAGACACCCAAAATATTATAAAGAAATCCGTAAAAATAATTTGACAAACAAATCAATTTCTGATAAGGAAATTGATCATGAAAAAATACAAAATAAGAATAGCAGGTCTAGGAATAGAAGCAACAGCGATGATACCATTCAACGTAGAACCAACACTATCAGAAGTAGAACAGAAGACAGCTGAGTATTTAAATCATAATCTTATGAAGATAGAGAAGAATGATTTTTATGCAGTTGATAGATACTTCATGACTTACGAGGAGATACCTATTGAATTATAAGCAACAGTTAGAAGTTGTAAAAGGTTTATCTTTAGATAAAGATGTTCAGAAGAGAATGGATTGTCCATTTTGTAATGGTAGAAATACATTTTCCATAGACACTAGCGATAACAAAATCTCTTGGTACTGTTTCCATGCGTCTTGCAGTGCCAAGGGAAGACAGCAAGGTGAAAAAGATATTCACTATGTAAAAAAAATTTTTCAAAAAAATACTGACAACGTAAAAGTTTACGAAGAGTTTATAATCCCAGATAGTTTTCAATCATTGTATTCTAATAATAATGCCATGCATTGGTTATCAGATAATAATTGTTGGGAGTCTTGGTCTTGGGCTAGAGCAGATATTAAATATGATGTGCAACAAGATAGAGTTGTATTCTTAATTAAGAATAATCATACACATAAGATAGTTGGTGCAGTAGGTAGAGCACTAAATAAAAATGAGTTTCCAAAGTGGTATATGTATGGCAATAAGGATGTACCTTTTAAGTGTGGTAGCTGTGAAGATGCTGTAATTGTAGAGGATTGTACCTCTGCTTGTGCTGTGTCTAATGTACTTACAGGTATTGCACTTATGGGTACTAAATTAAAATCAACACACAAAGATCATATTAGACCTTATAAAAATTTATATATATGTTTAGATAGAGATGCTACAACAAAAGCATACGACATTGCAAAAGATTTAAGATCATCTGGATTTGATAACGTAATAGTTAAACCTTTAGAAGATGACTTAAAATACTACAACACACAAGAAATAAGGAGAATGTTTTATGGATCAAAAGATGATGCAAGAGATTCTCGATGATTGGAATAGTTGGAAGTATGATATTGTTGAGATGAATACTTCTACTTGGAATCAAAGAGATCAAAGCAAATTAGATAAGATAACAGCCATACTAAAAGAACAGTTAGAGTGGCAGAAAGCAGCAGACAGAAGATGATAGAAAAACAAATGATTAGGCTTATGCTTAATAAAAAATTTTATACAAAGTATAAGGGTACAATATCCTCATCAGTATTCTCTGGTGATATAAGTTCTTTGTATGATACAATACAAAAGGCACATGATAAGTATGAAGAAGATATAAAAGTTGATGAGTTATATTCTTTACACACAACTATATTTAATCCTGCATTAACTCGTGCAGCTAAAGAAAAGTTTAGTGAGTTAGTTGAAGATATAAAAGAAGTAGTTGAACCTAGCAAAGAGATTGCAAAAGATATTATGAAGATATTATCTGATAGAGATCTTGCACAAAGAATTGCAGTTGAAGCTACTGAAATATTTAATGGTAAAGATGCAAACTTCTCTGAGATATCTTCTATGATTGATAATCATAAATCAAATGTTGATGAGGAAAAAAATCCTGCAGTAACAAATAATATATCTGAAGTTTTAGATCTAGTAGATTTCACTACTAAATGGAAATTTAATCTACCTACACTTAAAGATTGTGTAAGTGGCATTGGTGGTGGTAATCTTATGATTGCATTTGCTAGACCAGAGACAGGTAAGACAGCTTTCTGGGTTAGTCTATGTGCAGGCCCAGGTGGTTTTTGTGTACAAGGTGCTAAAGTTCATGCGTTTATAAATGAAGAACCTGCAATCAGAACACAGATGAGAGCAATCTCTTGTTTTACTGGTATGACTAGAGATGAAATTATATTTGATAAAGTACAAGCACAAAGAATATGGAGTACAATCAAAGACAATATATCTATGTT